TCACAGATATTCTTGGTTTAACTACCGAGGATATCTGTGAAAGATTCTTAGATGTAATAGAAGAAAAAGCGGATGTATTAGAACAACTATTAAAGGACGATGATGACAACTAAAAAGCCGTTACACGATATGGGTCCTCCAATCAAAGATGAGATACCTGGGCTGCGAGACTTCTTTGCTACTTCAGTACTCTCAGGAGCAATAGACTCTGCTGGAGTACCAGAATCAAATGTAGAAGAGTACTGTGAGTTCATAGCTATCTTCTGCTATAAAATGGCAGATGCAATGATGACAGAAAAATATAAGAAAAACACACGACACTAAGGACAAGATGTACACAACACCATTTAGCACAGTAGGCTACATTACCTACAAGAGAACTTATGCACGTCGCTTAGACGAAGCAGACATCACCAGCAAGACAGAAGAGTTTCCACAGACAGTAGAACGAGTTATTAAAGCAGCTAACACCCAATTAGGTTGTAACTTTACAGCGAAAGAGCAAGAGCGTTTACGCAAATATTTAACAGAACTCAAAGGAACTGTAGCAGGTCGTTTCCTTTGGCAGATGGGTACAGACACTGTAGGCAAGTTAGGCTTAGCCTCGTTACAGAACTGTGCATTCACTGTAATTGATGAACCTGTTCGTCCCTTTACTTGGGCTATGGACCTATTGATGTTAGGCTCTGGCGTAGGTTATAACATTCAAAGGAAAAACGTTGAAAAACTTCCTGAAGTCAATCCTAATTTTACTGCCCCTACTCGTTTGGATACAAATGATGCGGATTTTATTGTTCCTGATTCAAGGGAAGGCTGGGTCAGTCTCCTTGGCAAAACGCTCAAAGCAGCGTTCTTAAGCGTTAAAGAACCTACCTTTACTTATAGCACTGTATTAGTACGTGGTCGTGGTGCTGTTATTAAGGGCTTTGGAGGCACTGCATCAGGCCCTGAAGACCTTTGTGAAGGTATCGCTAAGGTAAGTACTATCCTTGAGAAGCGTGCAGGTAAGAAGCTACGTCCTATTGATTGCTTGGACATTATGAATATTATTGGTGCAATCGTCGTAGCAGGTAATGTACGTCGTTCAGCACAAATTGCTATTGGAGATGCAGATGACGTGGAATATCTTCTTGCTAAGCGTTGGGATATGGGAAATATTCCTTCTTGGCGTGCTATGTCTAATAACTCGGTGGTGTGTAACGACATTAAAGACCTCCATGAGTATTTCTGGGATGGCTACGAAGGTAAAGGAGAGCCTTACGGTCTTATTAACCTGCGTCTCAGTCGCAAGATTGGTCGTCTTGGTGACACTAATTATCCTGACCCTGACGTTATGGGCTATAACCCATGTGCTGAGCAGTCTTTGGCAGCTTATGAGACTTGCTGCTTAGCTGAAGTCTATTTATCTAATGTAACCTCTAAGGAAGAATTCGTTGATATCTGCACACTCCTTTATCGCATTAATAAGCATAGCCTTTCTCTTCCTTGCCATTTACAGGAAACAGCCGATATCGTCCATAAGAATATGCGTATGGGTATTGGCGTTACTGGAGTTCTCCAGGCTTCTGACGAACAACGCTCTTGGTTGAATGAAGCCTATACAGAGCTACGTGCTTTTGATAAAGAGTACTCTGCTAAGCATGGTTTTCCTGAATCAATCAAGTTGACTACAGTTAAACCTTCAGGCACTCTATCGTTGTTACCAGGTGTAACCTCAGGATGCCACCCTGCTTATAGCCACTACATGATTAGACGTATCCGTATCGCTGCGGACCATAGCTTAGTGCAGGTGTGTCGTGAGCATGGATACCCTGTAGAGTTCCAGCGTAACTTTGATGGCACTGATGACCACAGTACAATGGTAGTATCTTTTCCTTTTGCTTATCCTGAAGGTACAAAGATTGCTGCTGAGATGACTGCTATTGACCAACTAGAAGTAGTTAAGTGGTTGCAAGAGAACTGGTCAGACAATAGCGTGAGCTGTACTGTCTATTATCGTAAGGAAGAGTTGCCAGAGATTAAGAAATACTTGGCTAAGAACTACAAGAATAACCATAAATCACTGTCGTTTTTACTCCACAATGAGCATGGCTTTAAACAAGCTCCTCTTGAAGAGATTACAAAAGAAGCGTATGATGCTTTAGTTGGTTGTACAAAGCTAATTACCAAGGTGGAAGATGCTTCGTTTGAAGGTGACCTCGAATGCGCAGGCGGAGTTTGTCCAGTTAAATAAGGAGAAAGATATGATTGATAAACAAGAGTTTATGTTTGGAATGCAACGTTTGAATGAAGTGCTTAACTTGGCTGATGAAGTTCAGCCTTTAGTGATGAAGCGTTGCATGGAAGGTGCTGCAAGCTTTGATGAGATGGACCCATTAGAATTTATTGTTCTGTGGAATGACATTAAGAAAATGCTAACACCTATTAATGACAAAATGCTGGAGCTACAGACTATCTCTATGTTTAGAGAACTACAGCCACCTAATTACCCAGACCCTGAACAGGTCTTGTAAGTTTCCTTGAAGTTGTGATTTGATGGCCCTCTTCGGAGGGTCTTTTTTATTTACCGAACGGGAATAAATGGTCAAAATATTGCCCAAATGAGCAAAAAGTTACCGATAGGGAAATTTATTTGATACCAGCCTGTTCTCTGACCCATTTTTGAAGCTCAGATAACATTAAAGTCGAGGTTGCACATTGTCCAGCAAGAACATTGTAGGCGGAGATAACATCAGTGACGCTGGGGGCTGTGGAAAGTCCTGACACTTTACTGGTACTGGGGTTGTTCCACACGCTAGTAGACTTATAGTAGTTCCTAATAGCAGACAGCTTAGCTTCATATTCATCTTGAATTCCTTTTGTAACTAATGTTTGTTGTTTTGTGATTGATTCGACTTTTGCTTCTTGCTTCGCTGCTTCTTCTCTAACCACATGTTGAAAGTCAACGAATCGTTTATGCTCAAAGCTATAGCCAAGATACCAAGTACCAGCCAATAAAGCAACACATACTCCCATTTTGACATAAGTTAATACCGATAAAGGAAACATTATTTATCATCCAAAGGTTTAGTTGTCGTAGCTCTAAGATAAGCTATGACAATACCAATAACAAACATAGAGATACTGTATACCTTAGGGTCTAATAAGTCTTGAATATAAGAAGAATTATCTGAGATAGCCCCAAGTAAGAATAGTAAACCAGAGAACCACATAGTTCTCGACTTTAGCATTCCTTTAAACTTGTTCATTACTTAATCTTTTTCTTAACGGCAATCTTACTTTTAACTTTAGCTTTACCTGCTTTAGATAGTGCAATAGCAATAGCTTGTTTCTGTGGCTTTCCTTCTTTCATAGAAGTACGAATATTAGATGACACAGTCTTTTTAGAACTACCTGATTTGAGAGGCATGATTATCCTTTATAATTTGCATGTAAGAAGCATTCTTGCTCAGCAAGTCTACGCTTTAAAATACTATCGCTGTGTCCATTACTTACCATACACCATTTAGGAAACTCTACAGCAGCTTCGTTCTTTCTACCTTCTTTAAGTAGTTTAAGAAGTGTAGAACGCTTAAAAGCACCGCATCCTAAGTTATAAGTAAAAGACACAAGAGCATCAAACTCATATTGAGTAAGGTCTAGTGCTGAAGAATTGACACAATCCTCAGCAGACTTAACATCATCTCTAAGAAGTTGTGTAGCTTGTCCCATAGTAATAGGGCTTCCTTGAACTAAACCATCACCAACAACCATTAAATGTCCATAACCCACTGTCCATTTACTTGCTGTATCTAAGTAAGGCATGCTACGAAAGCCTTCAAAGGTTTTAAGTTGTTCAATACCTTTGTCAGAAGTTCTCATGTTGCTGCTGTCTGTGAAGTTAAAATACCATTAGTAAATGTCATACTACCATTAGAGCCAAGCGTAGTTAACTTAGCTGTAGTGATTGTTCCAGAATATCCAGTAGGTTTGTGTTTAATATAATCTATGGCAGCAGTATTGGTTTGTGTCCAGTCAGACTGTACTTGATTAATACCAGGAATACCTGTAATAGTTCCACCAGTAATTCTAACGTTGTTAGCACTCTGAGTAGCCATATCACCTAGACCTAGATTAATACGAGCACCTGATGCGTTATTTGCTCCAGTACCGCCTTGTAAAATAGACCAAACATTAATACCGCCTTGTGCTTGCTGAATGTAAGTACCTAAGTTACGAAACCAATCACGCCAGCTTTGTACTTCACCAATCTTATCTTGAGGAATTGGAGGTAAGTTATTAGCAGCCATCTTCAACACCTTCAGCGTAGCCACAGCTTTGTAAATCTTCTAAGCACTTCTGAACTTTTTCACCAATGTCCGTTCTGTAAGCGATTGAATTTGGAATCTCAATCTTTTTCTTAATCTTTCCGTAGACTGAATCACGAGCTTTCTCAATAGAATCTCCTAAGCCTACTACTGTGCAGACATAGTCACCAGCAGTAACAAACATAGGAACATCTAATTTAAGTTCTCCGTCAACCATTGCAGGACCTTTACCCCATTGGACCTCACAGAGATGTACATCATTAACGGCATCTTCCATTGTTAAGCCCCAAATAGGATAACCAGAGTTTTCTTTCTTAGTCATACGACTATAAGGATAATCAGGAATGGTAACTACAACACCGCAAGCAATCTTATCTGAAGTCTTTAAAGTATCTTTACCATCAATCATGTCAAGCATCCATTGGGCAGGGTCTCCCTTGTGCAAAGACATCTGAATGTTAAACAAAGGCCAACCTGGACGAGTAGTAAACTCTAAAGGCCATGCTTTACCGTTCTTGTCAATAATGCAGTTCACATCGATATAACCTGTGTAGTCAATACCATGAAGCATATTTTCTAGTGGCTTGAGCATCTGGTCAGCTAGTTTAGATTCTTTAGTGTAGCGAACAATAGTACCTTGTTCACCAGTAGTAACACCTAATTCACCATCCATAAGCTTCTTGTGTTCCCAAGATTCACAGAAGTTCTTAGAGAAGCCACCAGCACCAAACCAACCACCAACACCGAACTCAATGCCAGGACGGAACTCTTGAAGAATGAACTTACCTTTAAAGGATTTCTTTTTCTTCCAATAGCCAAGCATGTAAGTCATATCAGCAGCAGATTTAGCTACATAGGATAAAGTCTTATCTCCATCACCAATAGGTTTAGACACAAAGCGACGTGGGTTTTCTTTAACATAGGCGATAGCATCGTCATAGTTGTCAAAGGTTTGGCTAGGAATAGTTTCAATGCCTGCTTTGTTCAGAATCTGCTCACCATAGTCACGTTCTTGTTCCCAACGAGTACCAGCTAAGTTTGCACCAAAAATAGGAAAGCCTAAGTCACGATAACGCTCTAGACCATGAATGTAATAGATGTTATCTGTAACAAAGATTAAGTCAGCCCATTTCATGTGGTCTTCCCACGAGCTAACTCGTTTAATGAGACCACCGTCACCTACTTCAGCACGTGAGCCATCTTTGTTATGACGTAAGAACATCTTAACTTCATGTCCTGCAGCTTCACTACGAAGACCAAAGGAAAGACCGCAACCGCAGCCTGATGGGTCAATAATTAGTATTTTCATCTTGTTTCATCGCTAGGTGCTGCTACCACAGGAATAGAAGTTTTCATTAACAACCTACGGAATTGATTAATTTGTTTAGCAGCTTCTG